CTGTGTCGGCCAGCAGCAATCATAGGGGCGAATGCCGGGGCGACAAGCTGGCGACTTGATCCATTCTTGTACACTGATAAAAGATGATCTCCGTACCCAAGACTTGCTGAGAAGTCATTATCGTACTCAGAGATTGGCACATACTTGCCGTTTACTTTTTCAAAGAAGATTTTCTTCATATCAAGTCCATAGAGAGTCACGAGCTTTGATCAAACGAATCATCATTGCTTCGTCTTCTTTTTCGTATGCTCGTTCAATCTTAGTAGACAGATCAAGGGCTTTACGAGTTTCTTTCTTTTCAGCAGGGGTACGGTCATTCCACATGAAGCCATCTTCTTTGTGGGTTTCTCGGCGTGAATCGCAAATAGCACTCCAACCACTTACGTCATATGGATCAGGACGATTAGG